CGATGGGCAAGCCGGGTATCCCTCTTAACGGCGAAGCTCTGTCCAAGGTGTTCGAGTCGATGGCTCGCATGGACAAAGTGATTTCATTGGATGCAACAGCCTTTGACCGGAATTTAGTGCCTCAGACACTCGACATCATCAGAAGGTTGAGAGAGAAAGGTTACGATGACAGCCCTTTTGGGTCGGCTATGAAGAGACACATCAGGCAGGCTTATTGCAGAACTGCCGAAGGGTACATCATCAACCTCATTTCGAAGCCGATGGGTAAGGTAGAGCACTCGATCGTGAAGGATCTAGATCCCAGACGGAAGCAGGAATTCCGGGAGATTTGCGCTGCTGCTTCTACAAATCACCGATGCGCCCCAGGCGGAGTGGTCCACAAGTTGATAGGCGGTGCCACAGGGGACAGTGACGTGACGTTCAACAACACTATCGCAATGCAAGCAATCCTGATTGACGCGATCACCGCTACACAAGGGCACATTACATTAGACAACATCTGGGAATACATAGACATTGCAAATTTCTCTGATGATAACATGGTGGGGTACAACGGCACGATTGATTGGGAGGCAGTTTTCTTGTACGCGAAGAAAGTCCATAACACAACTATGAGGATCGAATCAAACGGCGACACGGTCTATGATCAGACCTTTCTGGCAAAGAAGCCTCTCCCGGTTGAGCAGTTTGCGGAAGAGTTCAAGCAATACGGGATAGACCCGCCAAGGTTCGCGATTGTTCACGACAAGGAGACGCTGATAATGAGGTTTTCTGAATACAAGCAACAGGCACGAGGCCACACAGTGAACCCTAAGCGCCATGCCTGGTACTTGAAGGAGCGGACGAAAGGTTATTTGTGGCTTTGTGCTCACCAGCCTGACGTCTACGAGAAGATACGCACGTTTAGCCAGGAGAGGATAAGGCAGCTTGACCCGTCAGCCAAGCCCAAGTTTCCGTCTTACGGAGAGGTACTGAGGAAATGGTACAAGCCCAAGAAGGAATTGCACTGGGCTGCCACTTCCATCAGGATGAAGCCCGTCTTGGCTACGAGTGTTGAACATCAGCTGGAAGCCATCATGGAAG